CGCCCCTCTCGTGTCTAGTCCTAAAGCCTTTAACTGTGCGTCCGTCACCATTCGCCTGTCCCTTTCCTGATTTGCGAGAATGACCCTAGCGCAAAAGATTTTGGTATGCTAGAGATTTTTTTATGCGACACGTCCAACCCATATCAAAAATTGACGCCGCCCGTATTGTTGTGGAGCGCCACTATCTGCGCCGCCGCCCGCCGATGTCGTTCGCCTTTGGACTATTCCACGCTGACAACCTTTGCGGTGTTGCGACTTTTGGTGTGCCCGCCAGCCGCCACATGGTCATCGGCGCGTGCCCCACCGCCCCTCAAATAGTCCTAGAGCTTAACCGCCTGTGGGTCGATGACGCCGCCCCACGAAACACAGAGACGTGGTTTCTGTCTCGCTGCATGGCGCTCTTGCCGCCGCGCATCATTCTCAGTTACGCCGACACGGCAGAAGGCCACGCCGGATACGTCTACCGCGCCGCCAACTTTCACTATAGCGGCTGGACCGATATGGAGCGCAAAACGCCGCGTTTTGATTACGTGGCCCCAGGCAAACATTCGCGCGACGCTTTCCGAAACGGGTTTACCCACAAGGTTCGACGTAAGCCAAAAGTGAAATACTGGACGACAACGGGAACACGGCGGGATCGTAAACAGCTAGAGAAATTATGCGCTTGGCCTAAACTAAACTGGAAAACTAACCCGCCGCCGGTAAACGCCCATGCGTGAGAGCGAAATCGAACGATATTTCGTTTGGGCCGTGGAACGGATGGGCGGGCGCTCGTTCAAGTTCCACAGCCCGAACCAGCGCGGCGTCAGCGACCGAATCGCCTGCCTGCCGGACGGCTCGACGTGGTTTGTAGAGCTGAAGACCAAGGGTGGCCGCCTGTCCGACCTCCAGCGCCTGTTCGCGCGGGAGATGGAGCGGCTGAACCAGAACTACGCATGTCTGTGGACAACAGAGGGGATCGACGAGTGGATGCGTACTATAACGAAATCGACGCCTACGCAGCCCAATGGCTGCGCAACCTGATAGCCAAGGGGCTGATACCGGAGGGGGATGTAGATGAACGGTCTATTTGCGACGTGGCTCCAGAGGACTTGCGCGGGTACGCCCAGTGCCACTTCTTCGCCGGGATCGGCGGCTGGGCCTACGCCGCCCGCCTTGCTGGCTGGCCCGACGAACGGCCTCTGTGGACGGGCAGCGCCCCCTGCCAGCCCTTCTCCGTCGCCGGAAAAGGTAAAGCGCAGGAAGACGAGCGCCACCTCTGGCCCGTCTTCTTTGAGCTTATCCGCGCCTGTCGGCCCCCTGTCCTCATGGGAGAACAGGTTGCGGCAGCGGTTGGAAAGGATTGGCTCGACGGAGTGTGTGCTGACTTGGAAGGCGTCGGCTACGCCTGCGGGGCGGCCGTTGTTCCGGCTTGTGCCGTCGATGCGCCCCATCGAAGAGATCGCCTCTGGTTTGTGGCCGACGCCAACACTGCCGAACGGCGGGCGTTCGATAGCGCACGCGGACGAGTGGCGGGGCAATACCCCTTACCACAAGGGCAAGAAGATACAGGTCGATCTTTCGCAGGTAGCGAAGGCGATGTGGCCGACGCCAACGGCGAGAGATCACTTTCCGGCGCACACGCCGGAGTACATTGCTGCGAAGAAAGCGCAGGGCCACGGGATGTCGAATTTGAACGACACAGTGTCTTTGGCAATGTGGCCAACGCCGATGGCGCACGAAGCGCGGCTTGGCTACCAGCGCAGGATGGGGGATGCGAAGGGCTCGCAGAAATCTCTCACGACGGAAGCAACCGACGCGCTGGGGCTTGGGGAGAATGTGACTGGATTGCAGGAGCAGACGGAAAAGCCCGGCGCGTTAAACCCGGAGTTTGTTTGCTGGCTCATGGGGTTCCCGCCCGAGTGGGACGCCTGCGCGCCTACGGCAATGCCATCGTCCCGCAGGCGGCCGCAGAAGTGATCGGAGCGTTCCTTGACACTGAAACTTAGACCGTACCAGGACGACGCCGCCGACTTCATCTTCGCCCGCGACCGCGCGCTCGTCCTAGCGCCCGTGGGCGCGGGCAAGACGGCCATCACCATAACGGCGCTCGATGCGCTGTGGGAGGACGGACACCTGCACCGCGCGCTGGTGCTGGCCCCCAAGCGCGTCTGCACGGATGTCTGGTCACAGGAAATTGATAAGTGGGGCAAGTACCTCAGCGTCGCCGTAGCGGTGGGGTCACCCAAACAGCGGGCGGCAGCCTTCAGACCGCCAGCCGAGAACGGCGCGAACGTCGTCGTACTGAATTACGACGGCATACAGTGGCTGGCGGGTAAGCTGAAAGGCAAATCGTTAGCCGACATAGGTTTTAACGTAGTCGTCTTCGACGAGCTGACGCGGCTCAAGAACCCGGCGGGCAAACGCTTCAAGGCGCTGGAGGCGCTCATCAAGGACGTGCCGATTCGGTGGGGGCTGACGGGCTCGTTCACCTCCAACGGTTTGGAGGACGTGTTCGGCCAGTGCAAGATCGTGGACCAGAACCTGCTGGGCCGCGCCAAGGGCGCGTTCCTCCAGAAGTACTTCGTCTGCGTCAACCGCGACTTTGGCGAGTGGCAGCCGCGTCGCGGCGCGCTGGAGCAGGTCATGGCGGCCATCAAGCCCGCCACGTTCGTGCTGGAGCCGGGCGAGTACGCCGACAAGCTGCCGCCGTTGCACACGGTCGAGCTGCGCTGCGATCTGGTGGACCCCAAGCCCTACAACGACATGAAGCGCAAATTCGTGCTGGAGCTGGCCGGGGCCGAGATCGCGGCGCCCAGCGCCGCCGCCGTGTCGATGAAGCTCCAGCAACTGGCGACCGGGTTCATCTACGACAGCACCTCGACCGCGAGCGCCGCGCCGGGGCGGTTTCACGTGAAACAAGACACGCTCTGGGTGTCGTCCGAGAAGTTTGACCGGCTGGACGAGCTGCTGGAGGAGAACCAGCACGCCGACACCATTGTCATCTACAACTTCAATGCCGAGCTGGAGGAGTTGCAGCGCCGCTACCCGCACGCCCGGACGCTCGACGAGCCCGACGCCGTGTCGCGCTGGAACGCGGGCAAGACGCGTCTGCTGCTGTTGCACCCCAAGTCCGCCGGCCACGGGCTCAATCTCCAAGGTAACCCGAACGGTAACAAGATCGTGTTTCTGTCGCTGCCGTGGTCGCTGGAGCTGTACGAGCAGACGGTCGGGCGGCTGCATCGCGGCGGCCAGACACAGGACGTCTGGTGTTATGTCCTGATCTGTAATAAAACTATCGACGAACGGATGTGGCAGGCGCTGCACGACAAGCGCACCCTATCAGACATAGCGATTGAGGAGTTGAGAAATGACTGATGAATTGAGCCAGCGGACGCGGCGCCCCGGCACTACACTATACGCCCAGTGGCGGAACGCGGTCGAGGACGCCCCCGCGTGGCAAGACTTGCCAACGGCGCAACGCGTATCTTTTGCTTCTCTTGAGCGGCGTCTTGCGCTTACGAGTGCACTTCGATCACTTATCGCCGCCCCCCGTATTCAGGGTTTGGTAGACGACGCCACCCACAACAAGTGCATTATTTCAGATATAGCGAGCGAGGAACTACGGAATGTATAGCTGGCGGGAGCTGAACTCAAAGATCAGCGAGATGAGCGAGCAGGAGCTGCTGGGCCTGATGGACGCGGAGCTGGAGGGCGCCAGACGCACGACCGTGCTGGTGCGCCTCCACCAACGCTACACGATGGTGCGCTGCACCCGAGAGCGCGACGACATGCTCAGGAAGCTCGGCACCACGCCTGGCGTCGAGCATTGTTCAGCTTGACGCCTTCGATGGTCTGGGGCGTGTCCTTGGACGACCATGAGATCGGCGTCCAGACGAGACAGCTAGTCTCGTTTGAAACCGTCGTCGTGGAGCAACTCGCCGCGAGCAATCCGCTCACGCCCACGAGCGTCAGCTTCAAGAGACGCGCGCAAGCGTACGATGGCTTCATGATCCAGCTCCGCTTTTAATTCGGCAGCACCCTTGCGCTCCGCCAGCCAGATGACGCCAGCGAACACGCCGACGATGGCGAGGATGGCCCCGCCGATGGCGAGCGCCTCGATCATTTCACGGCCTTACGCGAGGCGTAGATCGTCCAGCCGGTCGTGCCGATGGTCAGCAGCGCGCCCGAGATGGCGGCCCAGTTCTCCTCGCCAACGTAGCGGGTGGCGACGATTGCGCCGACAACCTGCAACGCAGTGCGGAACAGGCGTTCGAACATGTCTTGGTCCATGATGCTCTCCTTACCAGTATCGGGGCAGTTCGCGGATCGCGCCGCAGCCGGCGAGCGCCAGCGGCAGCAGCAGGATGATTAGCCTCACGGGTACGCCTTCCTGTCAAGTTCGAAGTGCGGCCCGTCTCGGAACTTCCAATCTCCACCCCAGATGATAGGCACGCCCAAGTCCTTCGCCGCAGCCTTCACGGTCCTAGCGATGGCGGCGTAGAGCGGCCAGTCCCAGCGGACCTCGCCGTTGACCACTGCCGCAACGTCGATGGCGTGCCCCGTAATGTGGCGGCTGTTCATCGTGCGGGACGCGCCCGCCTTGACGAGCTGCGCCTGCCGCGCCTTGGTGCGCAGGCCTTCTGTGACGATGAAGCCGCCCGCCTTGGCGGCACGGCGGATCACCTTGACGAGGTCGGGGTGCACGCCGATCAGGTTACGTTCGCTGCGAGCGTCCATCACGATTTGTCCGCCTTTCCGTCCAGCTTGTCGTAGATGCGCTGGAACATGCTCTCGATGTGCTCCATGCGCTTGTCGAGGTCGCTCTTGCTGACGTAGCTCTTGGGCAGGTCTACCTCGATCTCATGCAGGTCTTCCTTCAGACGCTGCACCGAGTCCCAGATGACGCGCGCCCACCAGCCGATACCCGCCAAGATGAGGCCGCCGCCGATGTTCACGATGGTTTGATGATCCATGTCAGCGCGCCATCGCGTTTTGGTTGTCTCTCGACAGTGCGTTCACGGCGGTCGGCAGCGCGGCTGCTGCCGTAGACCCGGCGGAAAGCGGCGCGGGCTCGGGCAACCGAAAACGGTCAAACTTTGCTTGGCGCGCTAACGAGCGTTCCAGAGCGTCGGCAGCAACTTTAGGGTTGAGCGACTCAAGCGCCAGCTCCATCGCCAACTTTCGATTTAGTTTACCTCGTTCGCTCATGATGAGCCGGTTGACGATGGCGATGGTCGGGTCAAGCGGGTTCACCAGCCCTTTCTCGCCCGTCATCTCCGTCCCTATCTTATTGACATCGCTGACGGCGCCGCGCGCCGCGCGCACTAGCTCTTGCAGCTTGGCGTCGCGCGAGAGTTCAATGCGTACATCATCGACTGTTTTTATCTGCGCGGGCGACAACGCGTCTTCAAGTTTTTCGTATCGCGGCGCACCCGAGACAAGCCGCCTCAAAGCCTGTGGCGCGTCTTTGAAAGATGTGAGTGACTTGACCACGTTGGCGTAGGCTGCCGCGCGCTCTCCCGCGCCCGTTGATGACAACAGCGTGTTGCGAAGCGTCTCAAGCATTGTCTTTTGGTTGATGGGTGTGCTGGCCACACGAAAATTCCCCCGCGCTTCCGCAACCGCAGGCACTTGCGACTCGACCCAATCCATGAATTTAGCGCGAACGCCGCCAATGGCTCTGGCTTGTTCTGCACCAATGCCAAAATCGGCGGGGTTCTTAATCAGATCATCCATCGCCTTTTTTATGGTGTACAGATTTCCGACAGGAAACTTCGCAAATTCGGCGGGGGTTTCGGTGAGGATTTTGTTGCCGGAAGCGTCAACAATAGGCGACTCCGCAACCGATGCCGCGCGCGTTTGCCCGAACTGGAAAGGTTCCTGCCGGTTAGCGGTGATCTCACGCGCGACACGCACCACGTCCCGCATGGCGGGGGTCTTGAACAGATCGGTAAGGACAGCATCTTCCTCAACCAGATCGTTACGAATGCGACCAAACTCTCTGTCCGCTCGGCGGTCACGCGTGGCCGTCATGGCGGCGATTTCTTTAGGTGGGTTTGTGACCTGCGCACCCGGCTTGGCGGGCGGCTGCGCGCGCATCAGCGCCGTGTCGCGCGACTGCTTCTGCGTTTGTAGCATCCCAAACCGCTCGTCCGCAGCAAGCTGCCGCGCGGCGGCGTCCATAGTGGCGGAGTAGCTGGGAGCGCCAGCGTCAGCCGACGCCTGCGCCGTCATCAGCGGCGCACCTGTCTCAGAAACGGGGCTCGCGCGCATCGCCTCAACGAGTTGCGGGCCTTTATCGCCCGCAAGTTGTGCGCGTTTGGTCGCCAAGGGGTCAAGCATTGCAGGCAAGCGTTCGGTGACCGCCCTGTTGGCTGCACGGAGCCCTACAATAGCCGCAGGCGTCAACGACGAGCCGGCCATACTCGCAAGCGTCAGGGTTAGTGGGTCAGTCTCGCCGCCCGCCTGTAATGTTCCAGACACCGTGCCAGCCAAACCGCCAGCCAAAGCTTGCGTGCCGGGTTGCGCCGCCATGACGTTTCGGACGCCCTCACCTACAGTGGGGGCGGCGCGAGCAACATTAAACGCGTTCATAGCTGCTGGCGCAGCGCGAGATAACGCCAAAGCTTGCGACCCCGCGCCCGCTGCGCCTGAACCTATGGCCTCGGCAATAGGTGCGCCGGATCGACCGACGCCGACCGACTCCGCTGCGCTCTTAAGACCTTCGCTAAGGGGCGTGGCCTGCGGTGCGCCGAACCGTTGCGCCAGTACGTTGTACAGCCCGGTTCCGTAATCCTGAATGCCGAGTGCAATAGGAACCGCCCGCGCACCAAGCGTCGCGCCCGCTACGGCGCCTGGAGGACCACCAACAAGGCCGCCGATGACGCCGCCCGCAACTGCGCCGACGCCCGCGCCGCCAACATAGGGGGCCATACCGCGCGCCAAGCCTTCAGCAGTCGTAGTCTCGCGTTCAGCGGGCGCACTAAGCCCAAACCGTTCAAAAATAGCTTTCTTGGTTGGTGCGTTGGCTTTAGCAAAGTCTGGGTCGGATGCGATGTGCTTATCAAATATGGCGCGTTTGGTCGCCGCGTTGGCGTTAAGGTAGTCGGGGCTCTCAAGGATTTCGGCGGGACTAGGCATAGGCTCACCTCAACCATTTGTTAGACGCGTCTACGCCGTCTCTTCCGGCCGCCGCGCTAGGCGCCTTAGTCTCAGGCAACTTGAACCGATCTCCGAAACGATCAAACTCTTCGACATATTGGCGCTGATAGGCGTCGCGGATACGGTTCGCGGTGCCTATGGCCTGCGCCTCTATGAGCGCCACCTGACGGTCAAGATCGGCGGGGTTCATGCCTTTCTCATCTAGGTTGGCAATCATGTCGCTGACAATCTTCCACTCCTGCACCGCCATGCTGCCAATGGCGCCAGAAAGAGACGCCGTCTGACGACCCAACTCCGTAACCTTACCTTTAAGGTTTTTAAGCTTGACGTCGCCCGTACGCGTTTCAGCTTGATAGCTAGGCAAATACCCGGTCCAACCTGAAATCCACTTTTTAGTATCTTCCGGTAAATCAGTGACTTCTTTAGCCGCACTAACGACTCCGTTCATCTGGTCTATGGTGGACATGACCGATTTGAAATCGCTCGCAATTTCGTTTCGCAACTTAGTGAGTTGCGGAACTGTCAACGGCTTAGGCGCCGCCTGGCGTTCCGCGACGAATTGCGACGCGGGTATCGGGCCGCCCTGCGTCGGAGTTGCGGCAGGTGCGAAGTTGGCGTCGCCCGCCACGGGCAGGCGTTGGCCGGGCATACCCGACTGCATAGCCCCAACGTCGGCGGGCGTGCCCGCCGCCATACGTGCAGGGTCCATCCCCATCTGCGGGGTTGCAAGTACGCCGCCATACTCGGCTGGCGTAAATTGACCGATCTGCGCGCGCGTCGGGGGTTGGACCCCCGCTGGAAGGGAGATTGTGTTAGGGCCTGCCGGGGAGGTAGACGCATTAAAATTACGAATACCGAGTTCATTCGCCACACCTGTGTTTTCGTTAAGCAGGGTGGGTACGCCTCCGATTGTCTGAACGCTTTTCCGGCGGGTGCTCACAAACTCTTGCAGTCTCTGGGCGTTAGGGGGGCTGTAAACGTTGGGGACAAATTCGGCCGCGTCTGGGTCTACACTCAAGAGTTTTCTTAGCGCGGCGTTATACGTGGTTGGACCGTCGATAAATGGAACTGTGCGGTCAAGAAAAACATACCCTTGCGCGCGGCGCACGTCATTTGCCTCATAGCCCGCCTTTTCAGCTTTAGCGTTCTGCTCTTTAATTTCCGCCGCCTGCCTGCGGGCCGCCATGCGGACCTCAACATCTGGAATTTGGTTAAAGCCAGCGGACGTCGAAAGGTCCAGTTTACCCTCGTCAACCATGCCCATCACGCTGATGAGCCCGCGATTGATGCGTTGCACCCGCCGTTGTTCCTCAAGTGCTAGTTTTGCCGTGTCAGCTTGAGCAGTCGTAAGGTCACCGCGTGCGCCAAGTACAGCGCCTTCTTTCTCTAGGTTCCCGCGTTGCAGTCCGTACAGGCCCGCCGCCCGCGCCTCTTGGTCGCGCGCCAGCATCATATTCTGCTGGAGCTGCTGGAGCTGCATCATCTGCATCATGCGGTTCTGCGGGTCTTGCTGCTGCGCGCCCGGCATGGCGTTGCCGCGTCCGATCTGTGCCGCTAATCCGAAATCAGCCATTGTTACAGTCCCAATCTTACGTTGCTCAACCGAAATTGTAGTTGGGCGTGGGGGTGTATTCCGCTTGGAACATAGCCGAGTCAAAAGTCCCCGTAGGACGGTTACGCGACTGCAGCATGTTGTTCATGAACTGGTTGTTGTAGTAGCCTTGCACCTGGTTGCTGATGCCCTGCGTCGCGCCCATCGCCGCCTGCCCCATGCCGACGTAGCCCGACGCCTGCGCTTGGCCCAAGTTGCCGTAGCCCTGCGCCAGCCCCGTCCCGAGCTGCCCCGCCGCCCCGCTGAGCTGGTTCGTGGCCGTCTGGCCGGCGCCCATGAGGCTCTGGAGCGGGTTCAGGCGCGCGTTGCGCTCCACTTGGTAGCGGTTGAACGCGTTCTGGTACTCTTGCGAGCCCATGTCCTGCCCGTAGCGGTTGATGCCCTTCAGGGTCTGGCCCGACAGCAGGCCGCCGCGCGCCGCAGCCGACCGCTCCAGCGCCTTCATGCCCTCCGACAAGCGGAAGGCGTAGCCGGGGTCGGCGTTGAACTGATCCATGCCGAACGCCTTGGACGCCGAGCCGTACTCGCCCGACGCCTCGTCGCCGCCCTTCAGGCCGAGCAGCGTCATGAGCTGGTTCTGCGACGTGAGGCCCGCTTGGCGGAACGGCTCTTGCAGTGCGACTTGGCGCTCGAACATCTCCTTCTGCGCTGCAATACCTTCGCGGGCCGCAGCCGCCTGTATCTTGGCGGCTTTCTTGGCCGAACTGCCGCCGAGCAGGCCGCCGAGAATGGACCCGCCCGCACCGATGGCTGCTGCTGCTGCAATACCCGCCATGTTAATTACTCCTGCACGTCAGGTTCAGAAACCGACGATAGTCTATTGTGATCTCTTCGCCAAGCTGCCCGCCACGGCACCCGGCGATTGGCCGCAGAGCGAACAGATAGATGTCGCCCGTCTCGGTCATCGCCGCGTCAGCGTTGGGTGTCCGGCTGTGGTTGATGTAGCGCCCGGCTGGCGTGCGCTGCCCGTCGAGGCGGGCCGGGGCGATCAGCTCGTTGACGTCGATGACGCCCGTGGCGAATAGGCCCTTGCCGTTGATCTTAGAGGGGCCGGGCATGACCTTGTAGTCGCCCGGCGGAAATGGCGCCACGTCGTCCGACCGTTCGGCAGCCAGGCGCACAGTCAGCGGGTCGAGGCGCAGGTCGGCCAGAGCCGCATCGAAGTCCTCGTTGTCCTCAGAATAGTTTTCGGTCACCAGCGACGCACGGCGGGCGTGGTCGAGCCAGATGGCGCTCTTGTCGAGGTAGGTGTCCTCCAGCGTCTCCACGTCCGTCTCAGTGGTCGCGTGGACATTCTGCCAGATGACGTCCTCGTAGATGTAGGCGACCTTGCGGCCCATGCCCGCGACGAACGTCTGCGGCGCGGACAGGATCGTCTCGTTGCCCTCGTCATCGAACAGCCCCAGCCGTCCGGTCAGCATGATGTTGAGGTGCACCGTCTTGTGGGCGTGGCCGACGACGTACGCGCCGCGCGGCAGCAGCACCTCGCGGATGTAGATGCCCGGCCCAAAGCGGTGCGTGACCGGGCAGTCAGCCTGCGGCTGCTCCAGAAAGGCGGCTTCGACCTGATCGGCAAGCGTCACCTGCTACTCCCAGAAGACGTTGACGGTGCCGCCGTCAAACAAATTACCGCCGCCCGAAAGCAACCGAACGCTGTCAAGCACACCTCCAAGAGTGACAGTTCCTGTCAAACTGTTGATGACTTGAGTCGGCCGAGAAGCGAATCCTACCGCTACCCAAGTATTGCCTGAGACGTTATGCAGCGTGACAGACCCGTTGCGCGCAGTTGCAGCCGTTTGACCGGAAATATCCAGCAGAAAGTCAGTTGTTGAAGTGTTACCTGCGACGCCATTCCATATGTCGCAAAGGTAGCCGGAAGTCGCAAAGACGCCGCCCGTCCCAAGGCGCAACGTGACCGCCGTAGAAGCGTTTGTAGAAAGATTTGAAAATGCTACTGTGACGCGCCGCACCCATGAAGGAATACCAGTGAAATCGGCGTTTGTCGTTGTCGGCGTCTGAGCCGTACCAGCGACAAGGCTAAAGCCCCACGAGACAGTCGTGCCATCGGTCCCCAGCACCTTGCCCGCGTTGCCCGTCTGTGAAGGTATCTCAACCGTTGCGGCGGTCGATTGCCATGTCGTGCCGTTGCTGGTCAGCAAGTTACCGGCCGTGCCCGGCGCCACGAAGGTAGGGGCGGACGCGCCGTTGCCAAGCAGGACGTTGTTGGCCGTCAGTGTGGCCAGCCCGGTGCCGCCGCTGGCGACGCCAAGCGGCGTCGTTACCAACGTCAGAGAGCCAAGCCGCGCAGCGCCGGTCACATCCAGCGGTGCGGCGGGTGTGGCAGTGCCAATACCGACGTTGCCAGCGTTGTCGATGATGAACGGTGTGACGTCGGGGTCGGCGCTGTCCTGCACGCGCAAGACCGCGCCCGTGCCGGTCTGGGTGATCTTGAGCGCCACGCCGGGCGTGTCGCTGTCGATGACGACGTTGCCGGACAGGACCGGCGAGACGCCGGACGTGGGAGCCGAGATGTAATCGACGGTCCAGATTTCGACGTCGTTGGCGTCGGTTAGTTTAAACTTGTAGGACGCCGAGCCGAGCCAGATCGCCGCCTCGCCGCGCGAGTCGAGGATGATCGGGTTGGCGTTGGGCGTGGCGCCCGTGTAGTCCGTGAAGGTCGCCTGCGGCGTGGTCGTGCCCGCCGCGTAGGTGTACACCTTGCCGCCCGACAGCGGCACGCCAGCCGCACTTTCGAACTGCATCTTAGGTGAGGGTGTGAGAACGGCCATTATTCACCTATGTTTGCTGCGGCAGTCAGGATAACAGAAGGGATGGCCGGGGAAAAGGCCGTGGCGGCTTCCGCCAGAATTGAGACGTTCGTGTTAGTAGTCGCCCACATGAGCCGGAAATAGTCGCCCGTGTTCATGCGCAGGACGAAGTTCCACGCCGCCAAATATGATTCGCCAGAACCCTTCATCGTGAGCTTGGTAGCCGACTGCGGGACCGCCGTGCCGTTGATGTCGGCCCAAACGTAGATGTCCTTTGATGAGGCGTTGGTGCTGTGAAACTGCGCCGAGAACTGGAAGTTGTACGCGCCGGGGCGGTCCACGTAGACGCGCGAGTTAGGCGTGCCGATGTAGACGCCTTGGGTCAGGTCCGTCTTGTTGAACGTCATGGCGTAGCCGGTGTTGATGGCCGCCGCCGTCTGCGTCTGCTCGCTGTGAAACGCGCCGTTGCGCAGCGACCCGCTGCCCAAAATGGCGAAGAGGTTGTAGAAGTACCGATACCACGGACGCGACGGGTACGGCGTCGGCTCTTCCGCGATGGTGACGCGCGCCGCCGGGATTTGCGTGATGTTCTCAGGCATTGGTACGGTCCATAATCAGCTCCGCACCCATGATGGCAATCTTGACCGGGTCAGTCCCCGAGACTTCGTAGACGCGGTCGCGCAGCTTCATCGTCATGCCGAGCCGCCGCCAGATGACGCGGGCGCCCGTCTCACCGATGCGCCCCATCGACTTCCAGTGCTCGTTCGACCACGTATGACCGCCGTCGTCGGACCAGCGCAGCATGACCTGCGGGTCGGTGCCCTGCTGCTCGCCGTCAAGCCCGACGCCGCTCTCGCAGTCGAGTTGCAGGGCGTGGTGCGTCGTGCGCGACAGGTTGTTGGTTCCGGTGGGCAGCGCCCGCCACGACCGCAACCACTTCTGGACGGTGCCCGCCTCCGTGTAGACGGTCGGATCGTAGGCGTAGATCGCCCCGGCGAGATAATCGCCCACCACGATCTCGGCGTTGTAGGCCATCTGGCAGTCGCCCCGGTGGCGGGTGTAGCGATTGTTCAGCCAGCCGGCGCGCTGGTGCCACGACAGCGTCGCCACGTCGTAGACCCATGTGATGTCGGCGGACGGGAAGTTGAGCACGTAGAACGAATGGCCGTCCTGCTGGTAGGTGTAGGCGGTGGCGTCCGAGATGTCGGCGTACTGTTGAATTTGCCACTCGACCGCGTGCGTGGAGATGCGCTGGCCGTTGTAGCCTTGCGAGCGGTAAACGATACCGCGACCGCGAGCGTCCGCGCCCAGCCAGAACACGCCGTTGTCCAGCTTGGCGACCGAGGCGCGCGCTGCGCAACCGATCTCGTTAAACGCGCCTTGGATGCGCGACAGCGGGAAGTCGGGCAGCCCGGCGTTGTACCAGACCTCGACGGACGTCTGGCCGAACAGCCAGACTTCGCGGTGATCGACGATCAGCGACACAAGGTCGTCGGGCGAGCCCTCCGCGCTGGCGAAGTCCAGCGGATCGACGGACGTGCCGTCGAGCAGCTCGGTCACCCAGAACTTTTGGCTGTTGGGCTCGGTGAAGACGAAATAGCCGTCGATGAAGCCGACCGTGGACGCGCCGGGGAAGTCCGGGTCCGTGATTTGCGCGAACACGTCAGTGCCAGCGTTGTAGATGTAGCCGGTGGCGCCCGCAGCAATGAAGAGCTGCGTGCCGTTGTCCACCATCGACACGGGGCCGGACCCCGCAACCGTGCCCTTTTCGGTGACGACCCACATGTTGTCGATCTGGTAGAGCTTGTCGCCCGAGACGGCGTATCCGTAGTCGCCAAACGTCCACAGCCCGCGCACGGGTCCGTTGCCGACGTAGGCCAGAAAGCGCAGTCCGGGCGCGCGTTGCAGGAACGCGGGCTCCTTGCCCGCCTCCGGGATCATCTCCGGGAACAGGTTGATGAGCTGGTTGTCCGCCGCGTTTGGGCTGCGGACGGCGCTGAAGGAACCTAAAATCGGGCTCTTCATTAGTAGTTGCCCGCGAAAATATTAAACCGCTGACGTGTGCCGGTGATCGAGTACGGGATCGCCATGATGTCGTCGGGGTTGTTGATGCGCTTGATGTTGCGCTTGGACGTCATTGCGATGCGCTGGACCTGCGGCGACGGGTTAACGCCGAACTCTGGCGCCATTTCGCACGCCAAGTTGTAGCGAAACGCGCGCAGGTAGCCTGGCGGGAACGCCAGCGTCGTCGCCAGATTGGCGGGCTCGGTCAGCGGCTGGACCGAGATGAAGTGAAACTCCAAATCCTTGAACGGGACCGGATAGACGTACAGTTCGATGTCCGGGTAAGTCATGTTGACAAACATGACCTGCGGGTAGGTGCTGGTGACGGTCTTGACCGCGATGCCGTTGTACTGCTGCTGGTTGATGAGCTTGATGCCGTACGAGATGCCGGTCGAGGCGTCGCGGAAATACGTGCTGTCCTCGACAAGGATCGGGCGCACGCCGACAAGGTCGCCGGTTGGCCCCAGCGTACGCGACCGCTGCGTTGCGGGCCACGTCAACACTTGGTCGATAGTCGAATAGACCGCCAGCCGCTCGGTATTCCACGAGTCGATCATCTGGTTCATTGCAGACAGGGCGTCCTGAGACGTTTCAGCGGACGGCGTCTCGCCTTCCGCCAACACGCCCAGAAGCCGCAAAGCTCCGTTAATCTGTTCGCCCGCTGTCGTCATCGGTCACCTGTGTACGCGCTGGCCGCTTGCGGCGCTGCATGACGTTCGTCGGTTCAGCCGGCTCAACGCACGGCTCGCCCGGATTATAGCGGACCCAGCCATTCCCTTCATCATAAATCGCTTCCATTTCCATAGTAGCGACTTTGGTGCCGTGGTCAGGGTGCCTGAGATAGATCATGCGTCACCGAATAGAGGAGGGGCGGCCCGTAGGCCGCCCGGATTACGAAGCCAGAAGCGGCACAGAATACCACGTCGTGCTGTCATACGCGACCAAGATGGACGACGTGTTGGACGCAAGGACGTAGTTGCTGTCAGCGGTGATGGCGTTGATGGCGTCACCGGATGACGGCCATACCTTCAGAATAGCAGCCGCGCCATTCTTCAGGATGACCACACGGCCAGCCGCAGCCTCGGGGAGTTTGACGCCCTTTGTGCCGTCCGCTGCCGAGACAAGCGTGAAGCCGCCCGCCAACTGCGCTGCGTTAGCCTGCGTGCTGCCGGTAGCCGCCACAGTAGCCGAGGCTACGTAGAGGTCGCCCGCCGCCGTGACGGTCGTGCCGGACACCGGGCCGCCGGAAATAACCGCGCCCGTAATGGTCGTGCCCGGGACAAGCTCGGGGTCGGAGTAGGCAACGCCTACAGGTTTTGTGTTGGGCATATACGCCTCCTGTTAAAGCTGGGCGGCCCGAAAGCCGCCCATCAGATTAGCTGATGCGATAGCAGGTGTAGGCGTTGTCGCCCGTCTTGCGCGCCCGGAAGTGCGCCGACGTGGCGGCCGAGACAGCCGCAGTGCCGACAATCGTCCAGCCCGTGCCAACAACCAGCGTCGCCGCGTACGTGGCGGCGGTGAGGTTGATGACATAGAAGTCGAACGAGCTATCGACCTTAGCGTTGTTGAACTGCGCGTCGGTAAGAGCCGCAGTCGGCAGCGTCAGGTCAATCGCGCCGGTAGGCGTGGTTGTGACGATGCCGCCGGCCAGTTCAGCCGCCGTGAGGGTTGCCGCAGCAGCCTTCGTAGCGGGAGGAGCAGCCTGCGTGCCAAGGATGGGTTCGTTGATGTTGCCGTCGCCGAACTGACGACCGCCGCCGATGGAAGGAAGAGCCATATCTGTGATCCTTTCAAGCTAAAGATGTTTCCACGAATAGCGTTGTTTTATGCTGCCAATCGTAGAGGCTGCTACGTTGTACTGCGTTGCGATTTCTGCGTGGGGCCTAGGGTCCCGAAGAATGCGCCGAACTTGCCGTTCTGTGAGGATAGCGTGGCCATTACGTTCTCCGGCGGCGATGTGAGTCCGACCTTTTTGCACTTTGTCGCGCATATTATCGGCATTTGTGCCCGAGAACAAATGATCTGGATTTACGCAGCTAGGGTTATCGCAAGTGTGAAGCGCCTGCATGTTCAGAAGCAGATCACCAGTATGCATTGCATATGAAAATCTGTGTGCCCTTGTGAACATAACGCCGCCTACCTCACCTCTGAAAATACCGTAGCCGTTTTTATCTTTGCTAGCCTTCCAAACCCAACACCCGTCAGATTTAACTACGGATCGTGCAAACCGCTCTTCGGCAGAAAGGCCTCGAAATAAGCCGCTGTGGGAGGATACTGCCACTGGCGAACCGTATTTCTTGTTCCTTCTCCAATGCTTGTTGCAAAGCCCCAAAGCTATTACTGGCGCGTCGCACTCTTTAATGCAGCAAATTTTGGTCATTACGCTACCCCATTTTAAGTGATGGGGTAGCGTAACACGTCAATGCTGCACTACGCAAGTTTTCAAGTTAGCCCCACATACGAACGGCCATTTGCGGGCGGATCACGCCATAACCGTACAATACATCGATGCGACATGGAAGTCTATCGTTGTTGATGTCGTACTGACGCACAACACGCAGCGAGATGCCGTTGTGGACCTGACGCGAGGCCATATCGACACCCTGCGGAAGCAGAAGGTCGGCGGTGGCGAAGGTGATCGCGTCCTTGTGGTAGACAAGGTTCTGCGGGTACTGCGTCGAAGCAGACCCGAGGAACGTGACGACCGCGCCGGACTGCGGGAACGTGTCCACAGTGGCAAGGGCGTTAGCGGCGGTGTAGATCGCCGGGCTGACCTTGACAGTGTACGTGCCGGCAACGCCAGCGGTGTCTTCGGTAACGACGAACTGCTGGAGGGCGCCGGTCGACTCGCGGGTCTGCGGGTTAACGGAGAACACGCTGCCGATGGTGAACACGTCACCGACCTTGAGCGTGGTCGTCGCGGAACCCTGAGACAGAACGACAGTCGTCGCGCCCTGAGCCGAGATGGTCGTGCCGACAGTCGTCGAAGCGGTACGCGAGAACGTGCCCGTCGAGAACTGCTTGATCGACTGCGACATGCTGATCTCTTCGTAGCCCAGCACGCCAGTGCCCATCAGTCCGTTCTTGAACTGGCGGCTGACAACGTCGGTGGGGTTGAAGAGGCCCTTCAGGCCCTCGACAAGCCCGGCGTTAGCGGCGGGGTTGACGGTGGCGTAGCGGGGCGACATGACGGCAGCGTTTTCGTTCAGCTTCTGCTGCGCTTGGAGCAACACCAGCGAAGTTGCGGGTGTCGTGCCGGGCGTGCCGACCGAGTTGTAGACCGACTTGAACGAGTTGGCGACGTCCGCGTCGATGGACGAGGCAAGCTGCGAGATACGCGGCTTGAGAACACGTTCAGCGAAGTCGTCGAGCTGCATGGTGAGTTCGGCGGACGTGAAGTTGACGCCGATGTGCTTCTGGCTGGAGACGGAGAGCGTGGTGAACTGCTCGTTGTCGTCCTGAACCTGAAGGGCAGCGCCGTCCGTGACCAGAGCGCGGTCGGGGAGGCGGATGCGGAGTGTGGAGCCGATCTTGGCGCCCTCAACCGCAAAGGAGTCGTCGTACTGACGGTTCACAGTGCGGGTCAGCACAAGGTTGTTCTCAAGAATTTCGAGAGCCTTGCGTGTAATCATGTCGATTGTAAGCAGGCTATTACCCATTTGACTTCTCCGTATGTTAGATGTAACGTCTATCCTGTAGCCCGCTCACAAGGAGACGTCCGTGATCTGCTTTACGATGGACGGCATTGAATACCGTGTGTTTGACCACCTTTACGCAGTTTCTCGGTGCGGAAAAGTTATTCGGCAAATGCAACCTTACAGACCGACAAACCACCCACAAGGCTATCTTGTTCTTGGGCGGCAACGGCTTATGCACCGTGTTGTGGCAGCATGTTGGAACCCGGAATTTACGCCGGATAAACACGTCCACCACATTAACGGAAACAAAACGGACAACAGAGCTGAAAACCTTGAGTGCCTTAGCCCAAAAACTCATCTTGGTCATCGGCACGCGGAAACTATTGGCAAACACACAGTGTCGGCAGAGGCCCGCGAAAAACTGCGCCAGTACCGAAGCGGAAAAAAAGACAGCGCAGAAACGCGGGCTAAGAAGACCGCTATCCTTGCTGAAGTTTACCCGCGCCGGGAATGCCGTTTTCAAGGGGTTACCTATCCTTCTGTGTCTGCCGCTGCTAGGGCCGCAGGAATTCCTGTTGCAACGTTTCGTCTTAGGTGTGCGTCGAAAAATTTTCCCGAGTACAGCTTAGACTTAGCGTCTGAGGGACTCCAGCTTCTTGATCTGTCGTAGCCGGTCGGCTTCAATCCACTCCGACGTTGACATGGTCTTGGTAGACCGGGGGTCTGTCGTGTCGTAAGCAGGCGATCCACTCGCACGGGCCGCGACCGGAGCAATAGGAGCCGGAGCGGTTGATGTTCGTTTGACCGGAGGATTGGTCGCCAACTTAGCTTCAATCTTACCGATCTCTCGCGCTTGCAGGAGGCCAGGGAGAGCGGATATGCGAGCGGCTTCCTTGGGGTTGGAGCCGAGCCAATAGATGACGTCGGGGCCAATCTCGGATGCCTGAATTGTCTGCGCCATCGCGTCGGTTACAGGGAGCTTGGGATTGTACGCGACCTGTTCAAAGTCGTCGTACTTGCTGCGGGCTTCCTCTTCCCGGTCGTGGTAGGCGTCAAGCAATTCAGCTTGCGCTTTGGCTGCTTCCCGCTTGTTCAGAAGCTCTTGAGCCCGCTGGTCGGCCAACGCATCTGCGTAGGCTGAGGCGCTCTCAAAATCGTCTGCTGCCGGCGGTGCTACAGGCGCTCTTGCCTGCGTTTCTGCCAATCGCTGGGCTTGTTCTCGTTCCCACTTACGCTGTTCTCGGGCAAGGCGCTTTCCGACTATGGCGTCAAGCTCTTCTTGGGAGAAGGTCTTGTCAGTCGTTTGTCCTTCCGGCGTGGTCGTCTCAGGAACGGGGGCTGCCGTGGCGTCCGGTTCCGGCGCGGTCGAGGCCGCTAAAGTATCGTCGTTCATAGGTGTTCCTTTCGGACCTGGTGCGCCGCGCCAGTACGGTTATGCAACACTATATAAGACAACGGGTTGTTGTCAAATATCAGGCAAATCTCGGCAGACCTTCCGGGTACGGGTCGGGGTCTTCAACGTTTGACGCCCACTCAACCGTGACGCCCGGCTGTTCCGCAGGCAGCGGGTGGTCGCCGTTCCAACGCAGTGGGCACCAGTAGAGGCCGTCCGTCTCGGTGACAAAAATCGGCATCCCGGTCTTGGGGTCAACGCCCGTCTGGACGCTCCATGATCGCGCGCCCCAGTCGAGAAGGCACCAGTCGGTCCCGTCGTCAAACAGACCCTGCGTCTTGATGTTGCCGTCCTTGTCCATGATGCCTGTGGCCGTGAAGGCCGCGTACATGGTCGCCTGATCGGGTGCGCTCAGTGCATAATCAGTCATGTTGTCAGGCTCTGCAGCGTGGCGTTGGGGAGGCGCGTGTTGTAGTAGGTGATGGCGGCGATGTGGCCGTTGATGGAATAACCATCCACACGCGATCCAATACCAAGCTCAGTGACAGGAGCAGTTGGGGCAGCGCCTGTGACAACAGCACCGTTGTTACCAACCACGGCCCGATCAGAGGAGCTAATTGCAACAGCTACTTTGTACGGAGAGGTGATGAGACCTCCACCGCCAAGTGTCGCTGTAATCAGCGTGACGTTTCCAAACTGGCTATAAATTTCCGTTGTCGATCCAGCATTTCGACCAACTATTGCTTGGCCCCCTAAATACCAAGACAGAATTTGACCGAATACAGTTAGAACCTGACTGCCAGAAACAACAAACGTCCCCTGCGTCGGGTTATACCAAGACGAGAAGTTCGTCCCCGTCATCGTCGCGCTGTCAGCCGAGCGCGCCACAGAGGATGCGGCGGTGGGAATGTAGCTGGTGGCGAAGGCTCCGGCTTCGAGTTGCCAGCCCCAGATCAAGACGGACGAAGCAGGTCCAGAAATAACCCAATATGTAGAGTTACCACTTGCAGTAGTAACGTTCACAGGCAGGAATACGCGAAACCAACCATCTCTGACGGGAACTACCGACGCGCCGCTAAAGCCAGTCACAGTGCCTGTCGCGCTATTGACCACGGCAGGTCCGGGCGGTGACATGGCCCCAGTTGCTCCAATTGATATGCTAGAGCCAGCGTTGGATTTTACGTAGAAGCTGGCTACTTTATTACCGGTAATACCTGAGTTATCAAACTGATAAACTCGATTGTTTCCCGTCCCTGCAACAATACTTGTCGCGGTATTGGTTCCATTAGGGGCCACGCCAGCGTTCGGCGTCAACGCTGCCCCGTCAACGAACCATCCGGTGCCGGAAAAATTTTCGGACGAGGTAATAGTATTCGTCCGCGCCTCTTCGATCAGCAATCCGCGCGCGACGAGCGTGGCCGGGTTGTAATCAAAGCGCGGGCCGTAGTAGGCGGCGGAGGTTGTCGCGTTGAAGGTGCGGGGCGTGGTTTCGTAGGTGACGGCTTCGAGTTGTGAGAACGCAACATCAACTTGATCGCCACTTGTCGCCAGTAGGACACCGAAATATGCCGTGCCCGTCGATGTTGACGCGGTAGAGTACCTCGCCCACGATGTCGTAATCGTTACTACGGTTGTGGAAACGTCGGCGTTGTATAGCGAGACAGTTCCGCTACCTGTACGACGGCGCAGCCATATGCTGCCAACCATCTTTCCGACAAAGCTGGCGGTTTTGAAAAGATTGCTATTACCAGCATTGGCAGTCAGGGTTGATGCTGTGGTGCCGCCCAACGGGTCAGAGACGCCAGTCGTAACCGTAGAAGTGCCTTTGTTCCAAGTGGCGTCGCTAAACGTGTTGCTGTACGTCAGCAAATTATTCGGCGCATACGTCAGCTTGCCCGTGCTGTCGTACATCGTGGCCAGCGACGGGCGCGAGAACGTAATGCGCGGGTCGAGCGTGCCGGTCAGGGCAAACGGCAGGTAGAGGGCGGGGCCGCCGACATTCCCCGTCGCCAACGACGTGGACGCTAGAAGGCCCAGCCCTAGGCCATTGCGGACGGGGATGCCAAAGCTCATCGGATGTTGATCGGCTTTGCGTAGACAGTGCCGCCCGCGCTCACCTGGATGGCGCTGACGCGCCACGGGGCGCCCGTGCCGCCCGGCACCGTGAAGGGCACAGGCGTGTTGGCTGGCAGCGGCACGCCGTTCGACGTGGTGGCTGTGACGCCCTCACCGACGATGATGTAGCACGCTTGGTCGGACCACACGACCACGCCCTGCGGCCCTGCGGGCCATGTGCCCGTTGAGCCCGCCGTGCCGGTGTAAGCGACCGAGCGCGCCGGGAACTGGTCGCCGTAGAGGGGGTTCAGAAGTTCCATGTCAGTGCCTCACGCGAGGAATTTGAGTTTGTAGAGCGTAGAGTAGTACAGTGCGAGGATTTCGTCGATGATGTTCTGGAGCGGTGTGCACTCCTTATCGACGACGTCGTATCGCATTTTCATGATTTCCTCGGCTTGGTCTTCAAGGAAATCAACTACGTTGTTTGTCTTTTTAGCCGACATCAACGCAATTGGGCCAATCAAGCCGTACTTGCCTTGGTATGCTTCAGCAAAATTGTCCGCAAGATCGATGATTTTTGGGTAAAACTTACCTAGCGCCTTGTGCTTGGCAAACGACCGCGTGTTCAGGTGGACGCTGTGCGTCACGTCGCGGGCCAGAAACAGCGTGCCGATAAACTTTTCGCAACTCATTGCGGCATCCCTTCGACCATCGGCGGTTGTTCAGCCATCATGGGTTGCTCGGCCATCATCGGCATCTCTTCACGCATTGGCCCCGATCCGCCGGGCACCAGATCGCCCGTGTCGATGGCGGCGGCGATGGTGCCCATCACGATTTCTTGGATTTGCTCTGGCGTCATGCCCGCCTGCACGGCTGAGATGCGCTTGGTTTCGGCGTCGTAAGCCTTGATCTGAAGCTCCTGCGCTTCCATCGACTGCTCGACCTTCTCCAGCATCCCGACGACGCGGTTCAGTTCCTGCGTCATCACGTCCATCTGCATCTTGGCCGCCTGCATCTCGGGCGACTCGTCCTCGCCTTCCATGATCTTGGGGTCGATGATCTTGGCGAACCGTGCGGCCATCTCCTGCGCGCCCGGCCAGTCCATGTTCTTGATGAACAGGTCGCCCGCCACCTTCCACAGCTCCGGGTTGGACTGGAGCAGCATCGACATGGCGTCCAGCGCCTCCTGGCGCTTGGTCATGTAGCCCGGCCCGGTCGTGACCATGACGTCGTAGACGCCCACGGACGGGTTGTAGATTTTTTCGATGGTGAAGCCGTTCTGGTCCTTGATTTCCTTGACCGGCTCGGCCTGCTGCGGGTTGATCTTAACCATATCGACGTTGCCGTCGAGGCCAACAATCCGCGCTACCCGTTCGGTGTCGTAGATTTTAGGGATGAGATCAACGAGCTGACGCGTGACATGTCGAACTGCGCGGGCGAGATTGTCGACGTAATGATAAGTGCCCGTGTCTCCCTGCTTTTCACGAGCCAGAATAGCTCGACCGGAGCGTTCGTTCGACTGCGCGCCAAGACTAGAGTCGTATTGACCAGTGGTGGCTTTAATGTCATCCGACGCCCCCATCTTGGCTTGAATGAGCCCCGTCTGGGCCAGCGGCGGCGCCGCGCGCTGCGGCAGCGGCATGGGCCGCCCCGCGCCGTCAGCAACGTCCGGGTTGACCTCCAGATACGGCCAGTTGTTCGTGTTGGCCGTCTTCCATTGCATCTCGTAGCCTTCAAACTGGCCGCCGTAGCCAATGAAGGGGGCCTTGGGGGCCAAGGCCAGCATCTCGGCCTCCTGGCTCACCCAATAGTTGTACATGCGCTGGGCGTCCTTGGCGTTGCGGACGAGCCCGGAGACGTACAGTTGGCCGTCCACCTCCCACTCGTTGCCCACGACGCGCACGACCGGGATGTACTTGCCCGCCCAGTCGCGGTCCTCCAGAGCCTCGTAGCCGTTGGTCTTGACCCACTTGACGATCCGGCGGTCGGCCTGCCGGCTGCGCAGCGGCTTGCCGAACAACTGCTGCATGGCGGCGTCCTGCGGCGTCTTTGCGAACGCCGTGATGTTGCCCGGATACAGGTTCAGCGTGGTCGGCTTGTACTCGTAGTAGAAATACTCCGCGATCCGCACCGTGTCCTCGGCCAGCCACTGCGCCAGCGAGGCGTCGCCCACGCCCTGCGTCTGGATGGATGAGATCGGCATGGCGTCGGGGAACTGGCGCTCGTACTCGTCCTTGGTGATGTCCTCAGTGATGAAGCACCACTGGGCGTCGGAACCACATGGGTCTTGGATCGTCGGGTCCATGTAGACCGAGAACGAGTTGCGGATGCGCCCGATCTTGATGTCCTGATCGAAGCTGTCGTCGCGGGTGTATTCGGTCAGGATACGAATGTAACCTTCCCCGTACGTCACCTGATTATCGCAGGCCGTGTCGTAGGCCACGTCGGCGTCCGAGATGTACTCGATGTGCCGCACCATGCCGTCGAATATTTCAGCCATCTTGACGTCGGCGCGGTCGTCGGCGGGGATCACCTTGCCCGCTGGCCGGTTCTGCCGCTGCTCGTTCGTCACCTGCCGGACGTGTTGCGGCAGCTTGTTGATGGTCAGGCAGGGCCGCGCGTTGATTGTCTGGCCTTG